GCCGTTGGGGTCGTACTGGAGATCCGTCCCCGACCCAAACTGGAATGCGTAGGCGAGTCGCAGTCCGAGGTTATTGATGAGGTCACCACCGCCTCGGTATTGGATCCCGTCGGCTTCCGTGAGGATGTTCCCCCGGAAGGTCATGTTCGGCATTCCGTCCTGGAAGTAGCAGTTGTGCCGGTTGAAGTTGAAACACTGGACCCAGTAGAGCGTGCCGACGATGCCGCCGCCAGCGCCTGACCCGATGCTCGTCTTCAGGACGATCTGATCCGCCGAGACGACGGACGCCACGTCGTAGGTAGAGACCGTAGCTCCGGATCCGCTTGTGATCCCGACCACATCGCCGGCAGCCCAGCCATTGTGGACGCTGTTCGTGTTGTAGTAGGAGGCGAACGCTCCCGTCTGCGTCAGCGTCTTCGCGCTCTCGTTCCACGTCGCGTTTGAAATCGGGATCTGTCCGGGCACCCAACCATTGTGAACGATGATGTTCTCCTCGAAGATCGAGGAGCCCAGGTTGCCGGCGTAAATACCGTGGCCGAAAAGGCTGTCGCCGGCCATGCTCGCGTCGCAGATCACGTTTCGGCGAACGACGCAGTTCGTGATCGTGTTGTGGGCGCTGCCGTTCGTGAACTGGATATTGATGACGAACTGCTCGACCTTGCAATCCTCGATGAGGATGCCCGTGTGGGCCGCAGCGATGACCGCAATTCCCGAGGTTATGTTCCCGTTGTTCGGATTTGGCGTCACTCCGTCCGCGCCGGAGTGGATCCACAGCCCGACGATGGCGACGTAATTGGCGAGCGGCGTGTTGTTGTTGAAGAAAATCACGTTCCCGCAGCTTGTTGTGTTCGAGTGCGAGATGATCTTCGGCCGCTCACCCGATCCGTAGGATGCAATCAGCATCGGCTCCGACATCGAACGGCCGCCAGCCGGGCCGCCGCCGCCGAGCTTGATCGCGTTGCTTCCGAACGTCTCAGTGACACCGTTCTCCCAAACGTCGCCCTTTTTCAATAGCAGCCAATCGGGAAAGCCGCTTCGCAAAAGCGCCACGCCGCCCGCGAGCGTTTTCTTTGGCGTTGCCGTCGAGAAACCGTCGTTCGCGTCGTTACCCCCAGAGCTGGAGACGTAAATGATTCGAGAGTCCGCGCTCGACGTGAAACTTGTCCATCCGGCTGTGGCGAGCACGCCATCAAGATGTGCTGGCGGGGGAGGCTCGTGCAACTTGACCCGCTTGATGTTGCTCGTAAGGCTCTGAATCGCGTCGGCGATCAGGTTCGCGTAGCCCTCGCCGATACCGAGGTTGGCCTGGCCCACGATCGGATCCGAGACGCCCGAGGGAACGATCGAATCATCCGTTCCAAGAAGGTCTTGGATGTAGCCCTCCATGAGCTGGATGTTGACGAGGATGTCGCCGAGGAGACTCATCGATTGCCGCCTAGGGTGAGAGTGGGGAACGAAAGGCTACTGCCGGGGGCTTTCGCCTTCGGCGGCGGGGGAAGGTGCTCCTCCTTCAAGTCGAGCCCAGCCGAGCGACCCAGCGCGAGCGCCCAGTCCATCTCGCCAGCGAGGGCCGCCTCCGCGCTCTGGAACGGGATCGGGCTGTTGCCTCGGACCTGTGCTCCGATGTAGGACGGGAACCGGCGCGGCCCGACCACTCCGGGGCTCTCGGTCTTGTAGGAAGTGAGCTGGCCTGCGAGCTGGCCGCCCTTCTCCTGGCCGATGTAGTGGCCCGCGCCTGCTCGTTTGTAGTCGCCCTTGTCGTCGATGCCGAGCAACTCCCCGAAGCTCGTGAAGCCCTTGCCCTGCCAATCGTATCCGCGCGCGAAGTCCAGCGCGGCTCGGGTGAGCACGGAGCCCTTCGAGGACAGGTAGCCCTCCAGCGCGCCGACCTTGCGCTCCTTCGAGGGCTCGCCGTTGGGCTGCGTCTTGGGAGCGCCTTCGAGGCTCGGGAGTCCGAGGCTTTCGAGCGCAGAGTCCGCAGCGCGGATCCCATCGCGCAGCGCCGAGACCACCCCGAAGTAGACGCGCTCGGGCTTCTCCCGCCCCATCGCACGCAGGATCGGCGTCACGTCCACGTCCATCCAGCGGAGCCCGCCCTGTTTCCAAGCTTCGCCGTAGCGTTCCATCGCATTCTTGTCGTCCACGGTCGAGAGCGCGAGATTGAGCCCAATCACGGCTGCGCCAGCCCGCGCGAAGGCTCGTCCCATCACGGCCCGCGCCACCTCGCCCTTCATGCCCCTCTGGAACATCGAGGCCCAAAGGCGCAGGTTTGATTCGGTCCAGTCAGGCGCGAGCGCGAGAAGCCTGAATGCGTGCTGGACGGTCGGGTCTCGGCCGAACTCGCCGAGCCTCTTGAGGTTCTGTCCGCCGAAGAGGTTGTTGTAGGTTGTCGCTACGCCCTTGGCGATCTCCTCGCGCGTGACCGTTCCGGCCGTGATCGCGTCGGAATGCTTGTCCAGGAGACGAACGTACTCGGAAAGCGCCGCCATCGTTTTCAGGTGCGGGCCGAGCTTGCCGAAGAGGAAGTCGGAATGGCGCTGGTTCATGTCCGCGAGGAACTGACGCGCATCCCCGACCATCCGGATCTTGTCGAGCTGGCGAGTGAGGACGTTCCCGGCGTTCTCCTTCAGGTCGCCGAAGTCATTGGTGTGCGGCCCCGTCATCCCCGCCGCGAACAAGTCCTGCGTGTGCTGGTCGAAGCGCCGGATGATCTCGCCGCCTTGGCGATAGCCTTCGATCGGATTCGCCGCCATCGCGCCCGGAGCGCCGAGCATGTAGCGCGTGACGAAAGCTCGATCGTGGAAGAGGGACGTGGTGAGGAGCAGGGACTTCGCCGCTCGGGTGAAGTCGGAGATTTTCTGGATCGGCCCGAAGTCCGAGAGCACGGACGTTCCCAGCGCGCGGTTCAAGGCTTTCGCCGTCGCCGGATCTGCGTAGCTCGGAGGCATCCGGAGCCGAGGATGCTTCAAGGCGACGAGGCCCGGCCCCGGCTCGTCCTTGATGATCCCCGCCGCCTTCATCGCGTTCAGGAAGTTGCGATCCGTCACGGCCTGAATCAGTTGCTTTGAGGCGATGCGTTCTGCCGCAATCGCGTCGTCCACCTTCAACTCCATCCCGTTCGCAAGGCCCTGCATGATCGAGATGGATCGATGCTTCGCCCTCGGCGTGTTCGTGCCGAACTTGCCCCGAGCTTCGGGAGCCATCTCGCCTTCCGGCTGCTTCCACAGGTGCGCCGTGTAGTAGTCCAGGCCCTTCTCGATCAGGCCGGATGCGATGGCTTGGTCCCGGTGCCCGCGCGCCGTCTCAACCATCTGATCGGCGATCTTCTTGATCGGCTCGGGCAGGTTCTTCGCAAGCTCGATGATGCGCTGTTGGTCCGCGTCGAGCGTCGAGCCGATCGTGTCGAGTTCGCCCTCGCCGTGCTGCTTCGCGTCGATGTAGCGGACGATCGCGCGTCGCCAGTCCTTCTCGGGAACGCCTGTGTCCTTCGCGGCGGCGGCGAGGTCGTGCTCGCGCTGTCGGGATCGAGACTCGGCCTCGGCTTCGAGGAGGTCGCGGCGCTTGTAGAAGTCCTCGATGCGCGCCTTCGCGCCTTCGGGATCCTCTCGGATGTCGGGGATCTCGGAGGGCTTCTCGGGGAGGGCGAAGCGGGGGAATCCTCGCTGCATGGCCGACTCGCGCAGCGCGGGCGTGATGTCGAGGGAGTGGACCTGGAATCCATTACGAACATCCTCCGGGCTTGCTCCGAGCGAGGACGCGAGGCCCTCCTGCGCGTGCCCGAGCGTCTCGTAGAAGCCGTACTCGCGGCCACGTTCATCGACAACAACGTAGCCGCCCTGCCGCTGCTTGATGTGCCATCCAGCCTCTTTCGCCGACGCGCCAATCGTCGCGTCTTCCACTCTCGCCCCGCCCACCTTCCCGATCTTCTCTGCGGCGGCGGGGAGCATCTTGTCGTAGAAGCCGCGCATCCCCTCGCCGCCGACTTTGAGATCCACGCCGGAGAAGTCTCCCGACTCTCTGGGATTAGATGCGATCTTGTCCGCCAACTCCTTACCGATCGTGTCCGGAATCGTCTCCGGCTTGAACCAATCGCCAATGACCTCTTTACCTGACTTGTCGTAGGCCGTCAGGTGAACGCCCTGACCCGTCTTGCTCTTGAGCCACTCGATCTTGCTGATCTGCTTTGACAGGTCATACCTCTCCGCCTGTTGTTCCCCCGTCGTCCATCCCACCGAGTCGTACCTGTTCTCTGCGGCGTAGCGAATCGCGCGCTTCAAGGCGAGTTCGTGCCAGGTCTTCTTGAAGGGGGCGTCGGGGACGGCACCGCCAGCGCGATTTCTCTCCTCCTGGAGAGCGTTCATGCGCCGCGCCATTTCAGGGTTGATGGGCTCGCCTTCCTCGGGCGGGGGATACTCGTCATGCAGCGCGTTCATCTCGCGGTCGATCGCATCGACGGAGCGCGTGCCCGGCCCGTTCGCATACCCGCCCCGCCTCCCCTTCTGATGCCAGTCGCTCTGTACCTCCTCGATGAACAGCATCTTCTTCCCGTCCGCCGTGGTGCGGTCGTTCACCCGGAGATGGGCGAGGACGTTGGGGGTGTCGGAGTAGTGGCCGCCGGTGAAATCGGGCGACATGGCCGCGCGTTTTTCGGAGATCCCGAAGTCTGTCGGGCCGCCATGCCGCGCCTTGGCGAGAGCTTCGGCTTCTGTTCCAGCGTAATAGACTCCGTACTTGTGCCCGGCGTCGTCGTAGACCTCCCAACCCTCCGCTCCACGAACAGCACGCGCGGGAGATCCGAGGCCGTAGTCCGCGCCACGCTTAGGCAGCGTCATCAACAGCTCCCTGTAGTTCGTGCCTCCGGGGAGCTGGTATTGGGAGAATTTGGTGTCATCCGCGCCGAAATGACGACGCAGAGAAGAGAGCCTTGAAATCGCTAGGCCGCGCTCGCCGTAGAGTTCGTCCTGTAGGCTCGGGAAACTGACACGAAACTTGCCGTTAGGCAGGTCCGTTATAGAGCCCTGTTGCGTCGGAGATTCGCCCAGCGCCCGCTCCTCCACCTTCACGTTGCTCTGCTTGAGATAGTCGAGCACTTCCTGTTTCGAGACGGAGGACTTCCCCTGGAGGAACTGACGCAGGCCGCTCCATTCGATCTCCTCGGACTTGACGCCGGGAGTGTTCTCCAGGGTGCGGATGATCTGGAGGGCGGAGCCGCGCTCGGGGAGCTTCTCCTCTGCGGCATCCTCTAGCGTGGAGCGAAAGCCGAGGGCGTCGGGCGGCAGCGCGAAGCGCGACGGGAACGCCTCATTCGGAAGCTCATCGGGAGGCGGGGCGGGTTTGCCTGCGGGAAGCTGGATGTCCCTCGCCGGCCCCAGCCTCGGCACCTGCGGCCCGAGCTTCTCGTCCATCACCCGCGCGCCCTCGGCCTCGGCTGGAGTGCGTCCGGCAGGGAGCTGAATTGAGCCTGCCTCGGGGAGCAGCGGAACGTCAGGCTGCGCGCCGACCTTCTTCCCGAACTCGAAGCCCGCCGTTCGCTCCTCTTCCCCCTTGGCCCACTCCATCCCCGATGCCTTGAGGCCGCGTGAGATGGCCTGAGCTGCCTCCGAGAGCTTCGCGGGATCCTGGAGCCCGTCGCGCGTGCGAAGCACCTCACGGGCAGCCAGGAGTCTGTCCTCGGCCGTCGTCCTCGATGCGTCCGAGAGGCCCGGGACCCGACGCACCATCCGGACGAGCATGTCCGCGAGCCTCTCCCCGGTGCTAGGCTGCGCCTGGAGGAAGCCTTGGAGACGCCCCGGATTGAGGATCTCGTGTTGGATACCGACCCAATTACGCTCAGTCCAATGGGCGAGGCCTTCCTCTTGAACCTGATCGGGGCTGAGTTCGGGGAGTCCCATCTCGGCGTTGCGCTTCGTGTAGGCATCCTCCGCCGCGCGAAGGCCCTCGGGGTCTACTCGCGCCACGTCCTCCCGAATGCTCTGCCATCCGGGGCCGTGTATCAGTTCATGGAAGAGGACCGCTCTCCGCCGAGCTGAACTGGAGCTGTTCTTGTCGAGGTAGGTCACGCCCTCGGAAGTGAGGCCGGGGACGGGCATGGGCTCGCCGTCAGGATGCGAAACCAGGAACGCCTTGCGGCCGAACTTCCGCGCGATGGCAAGGTCTTGGGCTTCCTCGGGAGTGGTCGGCTCGACAGCCTCCAACCTCCCCGCTGCTTCCCCGAAGGGCTCCGCGCCTCCGGCTGGAGTGACTTGGGAGATCGTCTGTTTCGCGCGCTCGAACTTGGGCGCTTCCTGCTCGCCCATCTGAGCCTTCGCGCCGGGCTTCGGGGGTTCCGCACCCTCCGGAGCCTTCTCGCTCGGAAGCTCCGTCTTGGCCCCCTGGACGAACTCGGCGGCCTTGCCAGCGAGACGGCCCTCGGTCGGGAGGGCTTCGATGCCCGCGCGCGCGCCGTGGACACCGACGCCCACCGCCGCACCGAACTTCAGACCTTCAAGTCCCGCCTTCCATGCGTTCTCGAAGATCGGCACGTCCTCGCCCGTCAGCTCCTTCACAACGGCATCGTGAACGGTCGAGGCTGCGGCGTTTCCGAGACCCACGGCCCCGGCATCGACGAGCATCGACTTGACCATGCTCTGCGCCGGCCCGCTGAGCTGGCCCATGATCTTGCCGGCCGGGAAGGCGAACGCCACGCCTGCCCCACCGAGGTTGAGGAAGTACGCCGTCCAGGCTTTCACGGGATCGCCCGTCTTCTGGAGCATCTCGTCAAAGGCTGGCCCGGCCTGCTGGAGCCCCGCTTGCCCAGCCATCGTGAACACGCCGAGCGCCGGGTTCACCGCGCCAGCGGCGAGGCCGGGGGCCATCTGACCGATCCCCTCGGGGAGCGTCTGCGTCATCCACTTCGCCGCGCCGGCCATCCCCCCGCTCTGTGCGTCCACCCGTGGATTGACGGGGAACCTCGATTGAGCGTCGGACTGGAGGCCCTGACCGGCCGCTGCCCGGGAACTCGGAGGGATGATCGCATCTGCCGCTCGGAGCATGAGGCCCGGGAACGAGGTCACGGGCAGGTGTTCCTTGGCGAACTGCCGCAGCTTCACATCCGAGGAGATCGCCGCCCCGACGCCCGACTCCAGCCCGCGCGCCGCGCTCGACATGATCGAGCCCGCGTAGTCCCCTGCGGTCGGAGGCGGAGGGCCGCCGCTCAAGACCTTGCCGGGATCTTCTCCCGCTAGGATCCGCGCCACATCCGGGTCTTGCCCTTGAGCCCCAAGGACGTGCGCCGGATCCTCCCCCGCGAGGATCCGAGCTACATCGGGATCTTGGGTATCGACCGGCACTACTTCGCGCCGCCCTTCGCGGCCTCGATCTCCTCTCGGAGAATCCGGATCATGTCCCGCCGCGACGGCTTGACCGAATCGAGCATCTCGTTCACTCGCTGCGCCCACGCCTGGCGCAGCATCCCGCCCGCCTGGCTGGCCTGCGCCCCGAGGCTCTGAGCCGCCTCGCCGATCGCCTTGCCGGCCTTCTTCGCCGTCTGGACGCCGGGGACCGCGTTGACGGCCGTTTCAGCCGCCCCGGTGAGCTTGTCGCCGATGGTCTTCACGTAGTCCTCCGGCGTCGGGCTCCAGGATCCGTCCTGGAGAGACTTGAGCTTCGCCTCCAGGGCAGGGATCCGATCCGGTGAGACCTCGCCCTGCGACGCTACAGGCGGCGGAGAGGCAGGCGCAGCCGGGGGTGAAGCCCCAGCTCCCCCCGGAGAAGGCTGCCCCGGCTGCCCCTGCGCGGCTCGGTACTGCTGGACCAGAGCCGCCAGCTTGGCCGGGTCTTTCCCGCCGCGCTGTTCTTTTCGGATCGCGTCCATGATCCCGGCCGGATCGGTCGGGGCCTCCCCCGGCTTCGACCTCATCGACGCCGGGAGCATGTTGTTCAGGTTGCGCTCGAACAGGTCTTGATAGATCGCGTTCCGCTGTTCAGGCGGCGCGTTGACGTAGGTGGGATCCTGCTGCGTCGCAACCTGAGCCTTTTCGCGGGCGGCGGCTTCGATCGCCTGCTGCCTCGCCGTGTTCGCGCCTTGGGTCTTGGCGATCTCGCCCGCGTTCCGGAGCATCTGTCCGAACGGGCTCGCCCGTGCGCCCCTCTGTCGCGCCTCTTCGGCCTGCGCGCGTGAGAGTTCCGCGCGAGCCTTCGCGGCGTCCTGCATGTCCGATTGGATCTGTTGAGCCTGCGCCTCCGGCACCCACACGCGCCGCCCGAGCGAGTCAGTAATCGGCACGTTCCCGAGCTTCGCCATCGGCCATTCCTTCTGGAAGTCCTCGATGGAGATTCGGTGCGTGATCAGGTCGTTTGCGAGACCGGCTGCGTAGGCGCTCGGGTGCTGGTTCGCAGCCTTGAGGGCTTCAATGTCCTGGAGGGCGGATTGACCGATTGACGTTCGGCGCGCTTCATCGATCGCGGCTTGCCGAACGGGCTCGTTCCGCTTGAGTGCCTCGCCAAGCACGGCCTCGGGATCGGAGTCGGGAGCCATCGCCGCTTCGGCCAGAGCCTTGATGTCCTCCTGGCCCGCCTGATCGCCCTGACCGTCCTTGCCCTCGGGGGCCGCACCGAACGCTCCGTGCGCAGCCATGTCGAGGATGCGTCGGTGGACCTGTTCTCGGCGGACCTGGAGCGCGTCCTGCGCGAACTTCGCGCTCACGTCGTTCCTGAGCCGCGCCTGTCCCTCGGGGGGAAGGTACTTGGCGATCTGCGCGGCCTGTTGGGCGAGCTGCGTGTGACTCTGGCCGAGCGCCGCCATGTCCGCGTGATCCTGCGGCGTAGCCATCGTCGGCGTCGGCCCAGGCGCGAGCGGCGATCCACCCATCGTCGGCCCCTGCGCGGGCTGCACGGGACCTTGCGCCTGCGGCTGATCCTGCGGCTGCCCCATGTCCTGCGGCAAGAGCTTCATCGAGAACTCGCCGGCCGACTGTTGCGCCTGTCTTTGTTGGTCCTCCTCGTCGGCCTTCTTCATCGCCTCCTGGAGTTGGAAGACATACGCCTGATTCCCGATCTGCGCCTTCTTCTGGCGGTCGCGGATGTCCTGAGCCTCGACGGCCGAATCCCCGACGCTCGAAAGCGCCGGCCCTCCCGCCCAACCATGAACGACAACCGGCATCTAGAACGCTCCCGGGAAGAACATTCCCCCTCCGCCGCCACTACCCCCGCCACCGCCACCGAACATCCCCCCGAACATCGACATGAGCCCCGAGAGGTTCGACTGGTTCCCCGTGTGCTGGAATCCCGTCACCGCCGACAACTCGGATTGACTCATCCCCTGGAGCGCGCCGGCCTCTTGCGAGAAGAGACCCGACTGCGCCATGCCCTTCTGCTTGAGCAGGTTCGAGAGCATCATCGCCGTGTTCTCGTCCACTCCGCTCATCTGCCTCGATGTGTCCGAGGCGATGCCGCGTTGCAGCGAGCCCAGGTAGGAGTTGCCCCAAAGCCCGCGCGAGATCGAGTTGTCCACCGCGCTCGCCTGGTTCTGTTGACCGGAAGCGAAGATGTCCCGCTTCGCCGACTGGCCGTAGCCCTTCGTGAGCGCCTGAGCCTGATCGAATCCGGCTCCGAGAGCGCCTTGAGCCTGCCCGTAGAGCGCCTCGATCGCGGGCCACTTCCGTTGGAGGAAGTTCGACGCGGCGCTGTATTGGCCGTGTTGCGCCTGTTGCGCGGAGTTGCCCGAGATCAGGTTCATCACGCCCTGACCACCCATCAATCCAGCCGAGATCGGATCAACTCCCATGTTGCTCTCCTCTGAAAAGCCGCGTGAGACATGCCTTCGCGCAGTCCGCCTTGGTCGTAAATCCGTTGCCTTCGACGATCCGCGCCACCTGCCAGGGATTCTCACGCGACAGAATCCAGTCCAGGAAGTGCTTGGACCAAACGCGCTTCTTCTGCCGGATCGTCACCGGTCGGAATCCGCACATCGCATCGAACCACTGAGCCGCCCGGTTCTCAACCGGCGTCTGCCCGATGATCTCCATGACGTTCGTGCGGGTGAACATCAGGAACGCCGCGACCTCGGCATCCTCGACGGCCCGCTCACCGCGAGCCGCAGGCAGCACGCCCGCGTGGACCTCGACGATGCCCGGGATCAACTCGACGAGCCAGAACGCGCTCCCCTTGGTGATGACCCACCAGCCGACTTCACAGGACCGCGCGAAGTCGAAGTCCTCGGGCTTCGCGCCGTCGATGAAGAAGGTCGGGGCGACAGCCGGATCGAGGATGATCGCGCGGATTCGGTCCTCGTCCTTCGCCGTGGCGAAGTGACCCAGCGCCGCGAGCGTCGATTCCTTCAAGACGCGCGAGTTCAAGGCGCACGCTCCAGCGCCCCGGCATTGCGGAGTTGAACGAGGAGGCTCTTCACCACGCGCTCCAGCTCGACGATCCGAGTCGAAAGGATCGAAAGCGAGGGGGTGCCGATGTCGGTTCCCGGAACGCGGCGATCATCCACGCCGTTCGCCACGGGCAGGTTCGACGCACCAACGGCATCATTGCGACGCCCCCTGGGATCTTCCGGGTTGAGGGGAGACCTCGACCAGCTCGGCATTCCCAGCCGCGTGTTCTTCGATGTGTTCGGTGCGCTAGGTCCCCGCATGGACTCTCCCTGCCGGATAGGCTTTGATCGTTGCCGACTCGAAGCGCCAGACCTTGCCGGCGATCCCGTTGAAGAGGCGCAGGAAGATGTATCGCGCCCGCGCACGAACGCGGACCCGGTTGAACCCAGCCACCAACTCGCCCGACTGCACCGCGTCTCCGATGTCGTCGGGCACGTCCGAGGCGTAGAGTTCGAAGCCGCAGCCGGATTGATCCGACGCGAGCGTGACCTCCAGCTCCGTCATGCGGATGCGCCTGTTGGTCGGAGCCACGAGCGGCCCGATCAGGACACTCGACTGGATCGGGTAGCCGCGATCTGACTTCGCGGTCGGGTCGAGCGCGCCGATGATCCCGTCTTCGCCCGCAACGAGCACCACCCGATCGCTCGGACCGTCTCCGTCGAGCACGAGCGCCGCCGTGGGCTGGACACCGGTAGCGCCATCGCTTCCGAACTTCTGCGGATGCCAGCCGCCCGTCCGCCGTTCGAAGAACCACGCCTGCCGAATCGTTCCCCCGGCTCCGAACGGGAACACGAAGACGTGGATCCCCTGGACGCCGTTGTAGTCGCTCCAGTGAAGCTCGACGTAGTTCGCCGACGTGTCGATCTCCGCGAGGTCTTGGTCGATTGAGTCCGTCGAGATGCGCTTGAATCCGCCCTGCGGGCTACCCGTGTAGATCCCCCCACGCGCTCCATGCCAGTAGACGTTTCCCTCGGGATCGAAGCACCAGCACTTCCCGAACGACCCCCCCACGATGGACGTGATCTTGTCGATTTCCCCACCCTTCAAAGGCGAGCCCGTGATCCGCCAGATGGAGTGGTCACAGAACACGAACAGGAGATCGTCCGAATAGGGGCAGAACGAATTAGGCAGGTCCGGCACGAGACCCGCCGAACTCAGGTTGCCCGCGATGGCATCTCCGACCGAAGGAACGACCGCGTTGAAGTCCCATCCAAACGGGTTTTCCTGTTCGGACAGATAGAAGTTGTGTGGGTCGTCAGGAGTGCGACCCACACCCACCCGCGCTCTCCAAGGAAAGAGCAGGCGTCCCCGAACAGGGATCGCCCCGGTGGACTTTGATTGCCAGTCGAGCACCTGACCATTCGGATTGGCCGTGCTCGGAACGGCGTCGAGGTACTTGTATGAGAGCCCGTCCGACATGAACAGCTTGCCGGCGAAGATGGCCGCGCTCACATAGGAAGCGCCTGCGCTGAATGCCCCCGCTCCACCGCTCGGAGTGACCACGAACGAGTCCTCAAACACGCGCACGTCAGGCGGCGCGATTGCCACGAGGCGCAGATCCCGCACAGAACCCGAAGTCTGCGTCGCGTCGAGCAGTCGGCGCTTGTGGAAGACCGGATCGCCCGCGACGAGTTGGTGGCCCGAGACGTAGACGAACTCCGCGCACTTCACATCGTCCGTTCGCAGGTCCGGCGAGTACGGCACGCCGGCCGGAGGGATTGCCGTCGAGCGCGCGTAGTCGTTTCCCGACCCATCCGAGCCGAGGATCGCCGTTCCCGTCAGTTCAACCCCGGCCTTCGTGAACACGCGCACGGCCTTGGTGCCCGATGCTGTTCCGATCGCGTAGGGCAGATAGGAGTTGTCGTAGGCGTCGATCACGTAGCGCGGGTACTCGTGAAGAACCTCGAAGACGTTGAGGCTCGACCAGGTGCCTGCCCCCGATGTACTCGCCGTCGTGCCGTTGTCCACGATTCGCCGCGCCCAGATGCCCTCGTTCACCGCGCCGCTCGTGTGCCCAATGGAGATGATGTTCCCCTCGGAGTCCACAGCACATCCGAAGCCGATTCCACCCGTGCCGTTGATGTAGGGCGAGGCCACCGGGCCACCGCCGGGGTCCGTCGCGCCGATGCCGTTCCGCAGCCGCCAGACGACATTCGAGAGCAGGTTGAGCTTGCAGAGGAAGAAGTTTTCCTCGGTGTCCGGCGAGAACGGACCGCCATCGGTCCCCGCGACGATGAATTCGATGCCGTTGTTCACGCGCAGCGCGAGCGAATGCCCGATGACGTTGCGCTTGTTCGCATCGTCCCAGACGCCGTTTGTGCCTGAGACCTGCATCGGGTACATCGTCACGTCGCCCGTCTGGGGGGCCACCGGGAGATCGATGTTCGCGTACCGGACGACCTTCGAGGTTTTGCTCGGGCTCGCTGGGCTCCAGTCCACTTCCAGCGTGAACAGTTCCCCTTGGTAGATCAGCGCGTCGGCGAAGTAGCGACCGACGCCGCCCGTATTGCCGAGCACCCACGCCAACTCGTAGCTCTGTCCGTCGAGCGAGAGCTGATACTTCGAAAGCGTTGCCGCCGTCTGCGATCCAGAGCTAAGCGGATTCGTCGCCGATCCGATCCCCACGTAGAAGGACAGCTCAACCGGATCCACGGCAAGCGCCGTGATGATGTGTGTCGAGTCGTGAACATCGAGCGGCTGTCGCCACAGCTCCACGCCGTCCGAGTTGGTCTTGACGATGGCTCTGTTGCCGTCTGCGAAGTACAGATCGCCGTATGGGTCGCAGCGAACGATCGGGCTCTCCACGCCGCTGCTCGGAGATGCCTGCGACCACATCGCCGGAGGATGGGGATTCAGGCTGTAGGTGAGCTGGCGATCATTGATCGTGACGCTCTCCAGCCTGCGCACGAGGACTCCCCCCGTCGAGATCGCAGCCGAAGGCGAGATGTACTCGATCTGTCCAGCACGCGGACCACCGCGTTTGCGCGTCGTCACCGGATCGACGCCCAGGACGTTCAACCCTTCTCGGTAGGTCTGGACGGGCTGATCCGTGAACGCCTGCCCACGGTCCTGCCCGCCGAAGGGCCACGGGACGAGGATCTTTTGGGACTCGCTCACATCGGCCCCTGGATGTCGAAGTCGGCAATCGGCACGCCCACGCGCCCGATCGCCCGAGCAAACGCGCCCCGCTCGACCGGCCCGAAGCTCGTCTGGAGCCTGGAGTCCTGATCGACCGCCTGAGCCCACAGCGCGCCCTGCACGAGCTTCTCCAGCCGATCCGTGACCGTTCCCTCGTCCTCTTCCTCGACTCCTCTAGCGAAGGCTCGGAGCGTCTCGCGGAACGCCGGCTCCGCCCACCTCGGCATGTCGAACTCTTGGACGGCCGACGTGACCGGGAACATCGAACTGCGGTACATGATCGAGAACGCTCCAGGCTGCCCGCCCGTGCATTCGGGGTAGTGATTGAGCCGGGGAACCGAGACCCCTCCGCCAACCGGCCGCGCCTGCGTCACCGCGCACAGATACGCCGCCGTCGTGCCCGCCTGAGTCGTCGCACGCCGGCCCTCCGTGTCGGCCGAATCCACCATGTCCACGGTGATTCCGGTTCCAGGCCCACCGACCGGGAAACCCGGAAGCATCTCCGCGAAGTCGTCCGGCAGCCGCGCCCACGGCAGCTTCATCTCTCCCGCCACGTCCGTCGTCGCCAGTCCGAGCGACGTAGCCAGGATGATCACGTCATCCGAGAACTTGTCCTCGACGACGTAGCTCCCAACCGTCACGCCCGTCCCGCTCGTGATGATGATTTGATCACCCGTCAGGAATTGGTAGTTCGCAAAGGTGCCGACAGACTGGAGGGACCTGGCCGATGGCGACCAGATCCCCCCGGAAACCGCGATCGTGGCTCGCAAGTCAACGAGGGCCGGACCGCGCATGAGAAAGTTCCAGTCATGCGCGCCGCAGAACCATTGCCCTGCATCGTTGATGATCGTCGTCAGGATGTGCGGCGGGGGCGGCGGATCCCCCATCGAATACGAGACGGTCTGCTGAGCCTCGATCAGTTGCACTAGCGCCGCCTGTCCCAGAACGGGTAGAGCGCGCGACCCTTCATGGTCGTGTGCCGAACGTCCGCGATGAACGTGGACGCCTTGACCTTGGTGACGAGCGCGACGCCCCCGCCTTCCTTGCTCGATGCCGTAGATCCCGGCATTCCGAACACCACGAGGTCGGCCGCTTCGCCTTCCCCGCCGTTGACCACGAGCGCCGGGTACTTGCCGCTCTGATCGGCGTACTCGACCATCTCTCCACGCATTTCGTCGGTGCTCATCTTCCTGTGTATCCTCTCGCTGTTTTCTTGTGGCGGATGGAGTTGTGATGGACGTTCTTCCTCGTCGGGGTCCCCGTCCGCGTCAGCCCCGTCGATTTCGTGCAGACCGCATAGGCGTTCACATGCGGACTCTTGTGCTTCACTTCCTGGACGCATCGTTCCCATTTTGCCGGCATGGCTCTGTCTCCTAATCCAGCGTCACGATGAGGTCGGGGCACATCGCCCCAGCCGAGGCCGTGATGAGCGCAAACGCCTGAGTCGTCATGCTTGTCAGCGCGCTCGCGCCCGTGACCGACAAGACGTTCCCCTGCGAGTTGTCCTGAGTGAGCGCGAAGATCGTCGGCTGCGTCGTCGCATTGGCGACGCGGAACACACCCCAGAGATAGGTCCCGGCCGCGACCGACGTGCTGAACGCGCTCGTGTTGCCCTTGACGCCGGTTGTCCCGACTGAAATCAAGCCGTCAACCGTTCCCGTGGCGACGAGCTTCGTAAGCGTCTGACCCGCACGCGACGGAGCCGCTGGCGAGGAGAACAGCCCGATCTCCGCCGTTTGCGTGCCAGATCCGAGCGCCGAAAGCCACATGTAGACGTGCTTCGGCGTCATCGTCACGGTCGTCCGTCCGACGTAGACCGCGTAGGCAGTCCCCGAGATCGACACGATGCCCGCGAGATCGTTCGGCAGCATCGAACGGAAGTACCGCTCGGTCTGTTCGACGCCCTTCTCCATGCGACTGTCGTTTCCGACTACTGCGTGTGTCGAGGACGTGTCCCCGTCGGTAGCCAACTGGACGATTCCAGGCGTGCTTGTCGTGGCCGTTGCCGCACTGACCGCGCCCGCGCTGATCGTCAGCGGATTCGTGAGTGTCAATTCCTCGATGACGCCGGCCCCCGAGGATGATCTTCCAAGCAGCCGCGTCGTCGCCGAGACGTTCTGGATCTTCGCGTAGGTGACGGCTGCATCCGTGATGCCGGCCGTGCGGAGCTGTTGGTAGGTAAGCCCCGCCGACGCCCCGTTAGAGCAGAGCGGATACGCATCGGTTGACGCCGAAAGCACACCCCAACTCGAAAGGCTGCGATGGACGATATCGCCCCGAGTGGTCCCCAACCAGTTGAGGACGTTCGTTATCGAAAGCTCGGCGATGTCGCCTGGAGCCGTGCCGTCCAGGCCAAGTAGCCGTTGCGTCGTCGCAACCTGCTGCATCTTCGCGTAGGTGACTGCGTGCGAGGCGATGGTAGTGGCGAAGGATCCCGTGCCGCCGCCGGTCACGTCGCCTGTAAGTGTGATCGTCTGATCGCCAGAGTTCGTGCCCGTGAGGCCCAGATCAGTCTTCAGCGTGGCGAGCGTGTTGACTTCCGGCGCTCCTGATCCCGCAGTCTTGCGGTAGATCAGGGAAGCCGTCGCCATGTCCGCCATCTTCGCCAGCGTCACCGCCTTGGCCGCGATCGTAGCCACGCCCGATCCGTCGTTCGTCCAGTCGCCGGAGAACGTCGTCCAAAGGCCATTTCCAAGAAGGATCTGGCTCCGGCCAGTATCGAACGGCGCACCCGGGACAAGTCCCGGCACTCCAAACAGGCTGACCGTTGCTCCCACGTAGTTGGGGATCGCGCCGCCCATCGCAGCCGAGGAATGATCATGCTGCGCGTTCGTGAAGTCCGCGATGGTTGGAATCGTCAGGGTGTTTCCGCCTTGCGTGTTGTCCGCGTGCGTGTGAACGGGAACCGACAGCGGCGTCCCGTCACCCGGAAGGGCCTGGAGATGCCCGTTTCCGAGCGTCCGCAGCGAGTAGACATCCTGCGCGCCGTCCAGGATCGTCACCGCCATCGCGGCTTCGGTGAGCGCGTAGCCCATCACGGTGTCACCTTGCCCACCTTGACGTAGAGCAGGATCACGTCCGCCGTGTCCGCGAACGCCTTGACTGGTCGGCCACGCTGGAGCTTGCGCGAGTCGATGATCACGATCGGCCCGACCTCGGGCGAGACGATCACCGGCACGTAGTCCGAAACGAGATCGCTGCCCCACATGAGCGTGACCTTGTGGCGGACGCCGGGGTCTACACCCACGGCCTCGATCGTCAGCTCGTCGTAGGCGTCAGGCTGAGCCGGAGGCGCGTGTACCGTCGTCGCCTCGATCGAATTGGTCCCCGAGATCGAGATTTGTTCCCCGGACGGGTTCGCCGTGCCTACGACGTTATCGGGGTAGCTCTCGAACTTGGGCATAGGTGAAAGGTGGGGCTAGCGGCAGCGGAGGAAGAAGACCACCGCCAGCCCCGGAGAGAACAGAAACTAGGCAGCGACCATGGTGATGCCCGTGGACTTGCCGTTCACGATCTGCGCATAGACGTTGCAGATGTGGTTTGCGGCAGAGCCAGTGGACTTCGCAACCTTGGCCGTGATGGTGAAGGTCTGGGTTGCCCCGACCGCGCCAGCATTGGCAGAAACTGCGATCGTGGTCGTCGCGTCAGCCGTCGCACCCGTGTTCTTCGCGGATCCGAAAGCCGTCGAAACGGTCGTCAAGGTCGTCGCGCCCGAAAGACGCGAAACGGCAATGAAGTACCCCTGCGTGTGCGTCGAGTCGCAGTCACCCAGAGAGCCCGACGCCCACACGAAGATGCCCGCACAGTGAGCCGCGTTCGGCACCGTCACCGTGATTGCATCCGTCGCCGTGTTATCCGTCATCGAGGTCAGGAGCTTGGCCGCGGTGGTTCTGTTTCCAGCCGCACCGGGCAAGGCTCCCGTGATGATCGGAGAGGCAACGTAGATCCCGCCCGTGCCCTTGGCCGTCAGCTTGAGGTTGATATTGCTATCACCCCCAGTGGCCGACACTTCGGGATCCGTAGCGGTTGCCGCGTTCGTCACGGTGATTTCGTTCACCGCGCTCGCCGTGGCCGGGGTCTTGATGACCTCGTTCCCGCCCGAGTCGTCGATCGAGGTCGTGATCTTGGGCCTCGTCGCCACAAGAATGCCCGAGTTGAAGGTCTTGGCCCCCGTGGCAAAGGTCTGGATGTTGGTGGTGCCAACAACCGCGCCCGTCGCCCCGTGAGTCGCCGTCAACGCCTCGTGCGTTCCAACGGTCGTGTTTGAGTTGCCGCCGACCACAACCCAGTCCGTGCCCGTATCGGGCGCGAGCAGGCTGATTGCATCACCCTGATAGGAGAGGACAACCGAGGAGGCACCCGCGATCGTGGATCCATCGGTGGTGTCTACGGTCAGGGTGTTCCCCGAGCTGTCCGTCTTCGAGAACGTCAAGACGTTCCCTCTGACTGCAACAACGTCGGGAAGGTGCTTGGTCGCACTTCCGCCAGTGGTGTCTGTCGGTCCAGCCGGAATCAGTGAACCCATGGCTTACACCCCCGAGTGGCCGAAGCCACGGAAACCGGAGAACTGGACATTGAACACACCGGCCGTCGAGCTGTTCGCGGCCTTGGCAATTCCGACCACCTTCGAGAAGTTCGCCGTGGCGATCGTCGCAAGGTGGAGGGTTTTGGCGTTCAAGGTCACGCACAGCGGGCTTCCGACAACGATGGCCGAGTTGTCCTCCGAGCAGAGAGCATCGCCCTCAACTCGGAATCGACCCGTTCCGCCGATCGGAATGGCCTCCATGCAGACGCAGAACGTGGCGGCTGCGGTAAGGGCCGCAGTCGTGTCGGGGACACGAACCTTGGTAAAGAGCTTGGACACCGCGTCGAGCGAGCCCGAAGAAGTGTCCACTTGCAGGATGTCGCCGATTGCGAGCGCGACACCGGTTCCATTGATCATTCGGAATTCGTCGTTGTCTTGGTCGAAACCGACGGGCGGGAGGATGTCTACGAGATTTCCCATGGTGGCACCCCCTTAGAAGCCAGTAGCGAAGGCCGCGACCGAGGAGGGATAGATTTCACCCTGACGGTAGAGGCTTCTCGGGAAGAGGTTGGTCCACGTCAGGAGCGGCATGGTGTGCGACGTGGGCTGAGCCCGATCGTCCATCACGCCGAGGTTCCGGAACGTGAATTTGCTATGATAGAACTGCTTGATGTATTCGGACTGGATCAGCTTGTAGCGAGGGCCACACGCAGCCGCAGTCACGAACGCATCTTCGGTCGAAAGCGCGCCGGCCGTTCCCGTGGGATACAGCGGAGCGCCGTCGAGCTGACCGACGTACACGAACGGGACACCACCGAAGGTCGGCATCCCCCACGGGTCCATCTGATCGCTCCAACGGTTCTGGGAACTCATGTACATGTCCCAGACGAAGGTTTGACCCTTCTGCGAACAGGCCACAAAGCTCGCGGGCTTCGCGTTCGCCGCCTCGAAGTATTCCTTGAACTGAGGCGGAGGTCTCAGATCGAGCTTGTTGAAAGCCGTCTTGAAGACGGAGATGAGAGACCCACTCTTGATGCCGCCGGACGTGGAGGCCACGTTCACGTCGGTGTAGGCGAACCGCTGGTTATCCCAGCGAGTCTGCCCGGCCGCAGTCGGGTCGATCCCGAGCTTCGTGGACCACAAACCACCAGGAGCCGCAGCCGGGTACAGGCCCGACGTGAACTCGTTGATGAGCGCCGGGAAGCTGTACATGAGGTCGCCGTTGGCGTCCTCCATGCGCGTCTTGTCCGGAACGTTCCAGTACAACTCCTCGGTGAAGTCGCACCAGTCCGAGTACGTGACCATCTGCTTCTTGGTCCAGATGTCCTTGAGCTGGAGCGAGCGGTTTCCCTCTCGCGCAGCGCCCTCGTTCAACTCGCGTTCGGTGTCGTCCCACGTGATGTCCGTGATGAACTGACGCCACGGGCAGGCCAGTTGGATGCCCGTTTGCGGGTTGGAGTAGGACTGTTTCGCGCCTGCTCGATAAGGACGCGCCTTGCGAACCGCCGACAGGAAGATGTCATCGACGATCTGCGTTCCGCCTTGAATGACGGAAGACATGGGCTGGCCTCGCATGAGGTAGCCCTGAGTGTTGTAGTTGGTCTTCTGGGAATCGTTGATGATGTCCCGAGCACCAGTGAAGACAGTCAACCCCGTCAACCGAACAGTTTCGGTGAAAGCATTGACCGGAACGCCTGCCACGATTTACCTCGCGGGCTTTCTGCCCGCCTGCAATCCGGCTCTACATGCGAGCACGCTCCGCCGCTTCATCGAGGTCCCCGTGCAGCGCAGCCTCGGCGACAGCCACGAAACGATCGTCCGCCGTCATGGGCGAAGACCGCATCTGCCGCGTCGAAGTGCTCATCTGCCCGCGTGACCGCGCCGAACGCGCCGCCGCTTGCTGAGCCATTTTTCTTGCCTTGGGGCCGAGCACGGCTGCCGCTGCGTCCGAGAGAAGATCGTCTACGTTTTCGTAGGCCGTCTTGTCGAACTTGCGGGCCTTCTCTAGCACCTTGGCGAAACGGTTTTCGTCAGCCAGCTCGGGGTACACACCCGCGAGCCTGGTTCTGGCCGCATTGAGCTGGAGAGACCCGAGCGCCTGGAGATAGGGCTGAAACTCAGCCTTCAAGGCGTCAACTGCGGTCTTCACCGCTTTGTCGGCGTATCCCTGACTCCATCGCGCCGTGTGGTCCAACCCATCCGCCAGAGCGTCCGCATCGCCTTGGGAGTAAAGCTCCAGGAACTTCGTGGCGGCCTTCTTCGAGTCGAACCCTGTCGGAGAGGACGTGGCAGGCGTTACTTGCTGTCCCTCGGGTGACGTGGGGTTCTGCTCGATCGGCTTGGCTGTCGTTCCAGTCTTCTTCAATCCCGCCAGCTCTGCGGCCATTGCGTCCACGCCTCGACGAACTTTCAGGCGATGGGAAGCGAGTTCAATCGCCTCCTCGTCGGAGAGCTTGTCGAGAGCGGACGTTTTCCAGCCGTCCAGACGCAGGAGCTTGCGTGCCTTGTCGAGTGACAGGTGCTCGTCTTCTGCTTCCGGTTCGGCTTCATCCGAAGCCTCGTCCACGCTGGACGCTTCTTCGGTGGTCTCTTCTGCCTCGGGAGCCGCGTCGTCCGCGCTCTCCTCGGCTTGTTCTTCCTCGTCCCCGGCGTCGATCTTCTTCGACTCGGGGTAGTCGCGGTCCTCGTCTTCGAGTTCCTGGCGCTTGGCAATCTCCTCGGCGGCTTCTCCGAAGGCGTCGATCCGCGCCGCGCGCTCCTCCTCAATGCGGATCGACTCGCGTGATGGGCGCGGCTTAGGGAGCGCGGCCGGCTCGGCCTTCGCTACCTGAATCTTCTTCGAACCGCGCTTGGCCGGCGCGCTCTCCACGTCCTCGCGCACGCGCTGGACGGGCTCCTTGGGGATGTTCTTCGTCTCGCTGCCCATCGACTTCGAAGGCTTGACGATCCCCGCCCGAATGCCCTTGGCGCTCTGGATCTCAGGATCCGCCAGCGCGGAGCCGATCTGGGCCTGAATGCTCGGAGCTAGGCCGGACGAAGCGAGCGGACGGGATGCCATGTGGTTCCTCTATGCGTCGTAGCGGTATCGGGGGTGTTTGGCCGAGAACTCGTTGATCTCGCGCTTGCTGGCGAAGGCGCAGTAGCCGTCCTTGTCCACATGCGGGTAGTCGGCCTGGATCTCGTTCGGGCCGGTGTCGTCGAGCACGCGCGGAAAGCCCAGCGCGACGTGGCTCGGATCGAAGGCTTCGATGCCGATGTTCGAGGGCAGCCGACGCGCCCGCCCATGCCCTTTGATCGTCACCGTGGACCCGATGCGCGGCGCGCTCGCCATCGGGAAGAACTCCTCGACGATTTCACCTGCGGAAGTCTTGAACAGGTAGAGCGGCACTGGTGCTAAGCCTTACCCGCCGTGGCGGGCTTTGCAATAGGGGCCGTGTTGCCGAACTTCGGCTCCTTCACGCCAGACCGCCCAGGAGGCTTCGAGATGTGCGACGGGGCCGGAGGGGGTGTGGTGATGTCCCTCGCCATCCGGGGCTGTCCTGTCGAAGCCTGGGCCTCCGGAGGAGCACCCTCGTTCGCCTGGGCGTGCATCATCATCGCCTGCGCCTGCTTCAAGATGGCCGGGTTCAGGACCTTCTCGATCTGCGGGAAGTCGTAGGCTTGCCCGATCTGGTGGAGCACTTCCTGCGTGTTGAACCAGGGGGCCTGGACGGCGACCATCATCAGGTTCTCAAGCATGGGAACCATCGACATGATCCGCTGCTGGTTGCCCGGATCGCTGGCCCTGCCCGTGCTCGTCGGCTCGATCTTGAAGTCGAAGGTCTCGAAGGGCGTTTCGCGGTACTGCTTCTCGGCGAAGTCCACGTACTGGTGAGCCATCTGCTCGGGGATGCCCTTCCCCTGGAGCGTCTGGACGATGAAGTCCCGGTGCGCGTCCGGAGGGCCTCCGAGCATCGTCCCTGCCCCCCCGTCCAGGTCGATCTTGACCCGATCGTCCTTGTGCATGTACCAGGCTGCCCCCCAGCCCACGTCGGCCACGAAGTCGAGGAACTGTTGCCGGGGATAAGCGAGCCGCGCGCTCGTGCCCGCCTGAGCGATCGAAGAGGCCGTGGCCGTCGCGTCCGTCACCTGCCCGCGATAGTTCTCGTTGATGCCGGAGGATCGGTCGAGCGAGTCCTGTAGGTAGGCGGCCGCGCTTTCCAGGCTCGGCGTCGGGCCTCCCACCTCGACCTGTTGCAGCATCCGCGTCAGGTCTTGGAGGTCCGCGCTCACCACCTCGCCGTGCTTCGCCCTGCGCACGAGCCCCGCGAGCCTCGGGCTCTTGCTCGACGTGACGATCAGCTTCTTGTATTCGATGATCGCCTGGAACAGAGCCCGAGCGGCGGCGTTGTTCTGGCGGTTCTGGCCCTCGACTGCGAGCAGGTTCGAGAGCGGCAGCGGATCGTCCGGAACGTAGTACGTGCCCCCGAAGTAGTACGGCCCGTTCGACGGCCCATAGAACGCATACGGAGCCCTGGGGTAGTCCTCCATCTTGCCCTCGGGATCGGCTACGCCGTTCATGGGCAGCGTGAAGACCGTCCCGTGGTAGTTGTCCCGCTCGTTGTCGGGAACGTCCTTCCAGAACGGGTCATCGTCGGGCAGTTCGTGCTCGGGTACGTGGACCTCGATCAGCGCGATCTCTTCGCGGTCACGGGCCTTGAATGTCGTGTCCTTCGTGCGGATGTCGTCGATCCCAGAGCCGATGGCGATGCCCTGGATCACCTTGAAGTTCCAGCCCGAGTCGGGATCGTCCTTCGCCATGTCGAGCAGGTCCTCCTTGTCCTTGATGAACAAGTGGCCTGCGAAGCGCGTGTCCTCGCGGTCGAAGCAGCGCGGGTCAATAAAGCTGCGCGAAGTCCCGAGTCGGCGAGGCATCGGGCGGTGCTTGAGCTGCGCGAGGTTCGCCTCCCGGCTCCCTGGCTCCGGCTCCTGGCGAAGCAGGCACGTCGAGAGGCCGAAACTATAGTCCACGTAGAACTTCGAGAGCAATCGCCTGAGTTTGATGTCCTGTGTCCAGCGGTTCAGGCCGTCCTGGAGAGCCGGCGCATCGACCTCAGCGGCATACCCGCGCTTCGCCGTGACGAGCCACTTCGGGTTATCGAAGACGACCGAGGAGATCGTGAGCGCGATGTACTCGAAGGCGTGATTGCGCGAGTCGAACTGCATCATCCCCGTTGAGGAGCCGTTCCACGCGCGATCCGTGACGCCGCGATGCCACGGCGTCTGGTAGTTCTCGACCATCATCTTGAGCGCGTTCATGCGCTTCTTGTGCCACTCGATCGCCTCGTGGCATTCCTCCCAGAGCGGGCCGGGTTCGATGTTGAGAGCCATTAGTCGAGCCCCTCTTCCTCAGCCTGCATCTCGGCCATCAGTTCGTTGTGGCCGTAGAGATCGCCGTAGGTGCCCGGCTCATCGGGCGGGATCACCTTCTCGCCGCTCAGATCCTTGCCGCGAGCGAACGTACAGGCGTAGCGGGTTTGGTCCCAGCCGTGATCCTCGCACCGCTGATCGGTGGAGTCCTTGTCTTGGTTGCCCTCGGCGTTCTTCGCCCAGACGTAGCTCGGAGTCTCCTCGACGGTCGAACAGGGCTTGCCAGACTCGCGCAGCGCTGAGTCGATGCCGAACGGCGTATTGTCCCGGCAGAAGAACAGGCGCGGGCGTCCGTCGCTCTGCGGATCGAGCCAGTCGTGGACGAGGTTCAAGCCGCCCATGTCGCCGTTAGGACTGGACGCGCGTTTGTTGTCCGCCTTGAAGAAGATCGCCTCGGGGCCGTCGGGCCGGTAGCCGAGCGCGAGGTTCATCTCCGTGATCATGTCCGGCCGCGCTGGGTCGCCGACTCCAATCCGGATCGGGAACCTGCGATTCAACTCGACGAGAGCGTCCGCCCACCACGCCGTTCTCTTGCCCGCAAAGTAGACCTCGGCGACCTCGTAGAGTCGCCCTTCGACATCCACCCCCCAGATGCCCAAGCAGCCAGGTTTCGAGGTACCCCAGTCGGCGGATGCGAAGTACCAGGAGATCGAGAGCGCGTTGTAGTCGCGCTTCCCGTCCTTGTCCTCGGGGACGGTGATCCAGTGTCGATCCTCGGAGAAGTTGTCGAAGACCTGGCCTTCAGCGGCGAACCACTCTCCCTCGAAGTACCGCTTTCTCCGCACACCAGACAGACGCGAGAGCCGTTCAAGATAATCCGCATCGAGTGAAGGGTTGTCAGTGTGCCGGGACGCAATCCGCTGGAAGCCGGCCAGCTCTCCGGTGAGGGACTTCCGATGCCGCTTCCAGAGCCAATGGCCGGGAGAATCGGGGTTGCAGGCTCCGACGATCTGGTGGTATCCGCCACCGTCTTTCCACCGAAGACAGCCTTGAACCATCTCCCAATCGTTCTCAGTGAGTTCATTCGCTTCCTCCACGAAGATCAGCGCGTACTCGCCCGATCGCTGCCGGCTCTCCATGTCCAGCCCTGAAATGACGATCTCGCTCGCGCCAATCGTGTACTTGGTCCGATGGCTGCGCTGGACCATCGACAGCGCAGACGGACATCGAACCGCGAGTCTGCCCTCGAAGGTCACGAGGAACGATTCCGAGAGGCTCGCGCGGGTCTTGCGAAGAACGAGGATCCGCGTGCCCGGGAACCGAATTGCGTACTGGATCAGGTACTCGGCGACAGCCCTGGACTTGCCTGTTCCACGCGGACCGTCGAAGAGGATCTCGGGCGCTCGGCAGCTCAAGAGCTTCGCCGCTCCACCGGCTCCCCGGTAGTGCAGCCGCTTGGGTGCCTCTTCAAGCGCCGCGAGGCTCATTCGTCGTCCTCGTCACGCTGGATGTCACGCTGAGCCGGCTCGTCCTCGTTCGATTCCGCATTCTCGGCCAACTCGCCTCCGACCGGAGGGCGGAACAGGTCTGCGGCCCTCGCCATCTCGTCCGGCGACAGACCGATCAGCTCGACCCGATAGAGGCCGATCGAGCCGGAGTGCTCGGTGCGCTGGAGGGGCTTCCCGCATGTGCGATCGAAGAGAAGCTCGGCTGCGCGCATCTGAGCCGGATGGGTGCGGTCCTTTGCGTTGGCGATCAATGCCCGCGCGATGGCGAGGATCTCATCGGGATTCCCGAGTTCCTGTCCTACGCCTTCGTCGAGGTTCTTGGGGGGCTTGCGCTTGCCGCCAGGGTTGCCCGTCTGGCCCTCCTTCCACCGGTACTTCCGGAGATTGGGCCTCGGTGTACCGCGCTTCTTCTTCTTCGCCATCTTCCGAAGGCTCTGATCCACCGCCGCCTCGATCGCTTCAACCGGGATCGTGCTCATGGCGTGTAGGTCACTCCAAAGCCGGCGCGGATGTAGTTGTTGACCGCCGTGGATGTGAAGCGCGTCTCGGTGTCGAAGTAGCCGCGATCCCTGGATTGCATCCGAGCGCCGATCGTCCCGCTGATCGTGCCGTCCGCGTTGCGTACACTGTCGCCGTTGAGGAAGTAGGCGAGCGTGTTCGGCAGGCTGATCGAGGTCATGTAGTGCTCCAGGTCCACGGCATCGAGCGCGGCTGAGCCTCCGGGCGTGGTCGTTCCCGCAGGGAAGATGTGAAGTTCGGGAATCGAGGCCGCATGTCCCGATTCGGGATCGCCCATCGCGGCGCGGAACGTGTTGACGGTGTAGCTATTGCCGCCACTCGGCGGGGGGCCGGCGTTGAACCATCCGAGCGTGAATGCGTCGTTGGAGAAGTCTCCATTGCCGCCGCGCATCGAGAAATACTTGTTCCCGTATCCAGTGAAGTTCGCGGGCAGGATGTCGGTGGATATGTTGGCCGAAACGATCGTGTCCGCGCCATTCCCGCCGACGCGGGGCTCCATGATGATGTTATTGCGGAGCTTGTTGCCGAAGAACGAGCCCACGCCGGCTGTGTCGGCCTCGATCGCTATGGATGTCGTCGGGTCGGGAGGCGCGGGTGGATAGGGAAGGCTTTGCCAGTCATAGACGACGTTGTTCGAGATGATGCAGTTTTCCAGGATCCGACCTGTCGAGTCATTGAGTCGGAACTGAATCGGCGTCGCGCCGTGCCCGAAGCGGTTGTGGGCGATGATGTTGCCGTCCACGAGGCCACCGACCACGTTCTCAAGTGAGATGCCCCACCCGCGTGCGTCGCTCGTGACAGTAGAGAAGTCGTTTCCGTCCAGGATGACGTTGCCGCGAATCTCCACTGTGATCCCAGCGGGCGGCGAAACGTCGCCGATTCCGTGGTGGCCGCAGCGCATCGCCACAGCCACGCGCGCCATGAGGTTGTTCTTGAAAATACCGCCCGGCCTGGCCGTGTCGAAACCAGACGTTTGGGCGAAGACGTTATCGATACCGATGACGCCGGTTGCCCCGTTGTTGATGTAGATGTTGTGAGCTTGCTGCAACGCGAAGCCCGAGAGCGGTCCGCTGAATCCGTAGCCGTTGCGGTCGAAGACGTTGCCCTCGACAAGCCAGCCGTCGATGAAGTCCGAGTATACGCCGTGAGACGTGGACGGATCGGAGTTCCAACAGTCGTGAATGACGTTGCGGCGCAGCTTGAAGTTGGCGTGGTGCGGACCGGACTCAAACGTGCCCTGGACGATGATTCCGACGGAAAACTCTCGCACGCGGCAGTCCTCGATCAAGAGATTCTGGCTCGCGCCGAACCACATGATGGCGACTGGCTGTCCTTGCTGTTGGCTGTGCTGATCGGCCCACCATTCGAGCCCAACGATGCTGACGTGATCGGCCCCGACGTGCGCAACGTCGTGATAAAGACCGATGGCTTCGCCGCTCTGGCCCGTCGCCTTGTGAATACGAAGCAGCGGGCGCGTCGTGCCGGAGCCGTAGGCCCCGAGCAGCATGGGCTCGCTGATTGAGCGCCCGCTCCGCGTCCAGATTCCAAAGTTGTCGTTTCCGGTGATGTCGAACGCATCGCCCTTCTTGAACAGGAACCAGTCCGGGAAGCCGGAACGGAGGAGCTGGCTGGCCGAGACAATCGATCTCTTCGGCGTGAGTTGAGAGAGCCCGTCGTTCGTGTCAACGCCGCTCGTCGAGAGGTAGATGATCCGCGTGTCACTGGAGACAGTGAAGGCCGTGTAGCCGTTCGCGGGCCGTGTGCCCACCTGGAAGTTGACGTAGGCGTTGTGGGAGAGCGTCCCCTGCGTGCCGTTGATCGTCAGCGAATAGAGGTTGATCGGCACGCTGCCCGTGTTTGTGACGTGGAGCGTCGTCGAGGCGGTCGGAGTGACACTCGGGCTGTCGAACGTGAAGGATGCGCCCGTCATGGCCGGGAACGCAGTGGCCGTCAACGCAACAGAGCCCGAGAAGCCCGAAGCGGCCGAGACCGTGACGAGGATGTCTTGCGTTGCCCCGACGGCGATTGCCGCAGAAAGAATGTCTGTCGAGAGCGAGAAGTCGGGCTGCGCGATCGAGAGCTGAATCTGAGTCGAATGGGTGAGCGTTCCGGCCGTTCCGGTCACGAGAATCGTGTTGTTTCCACCGCTCGCTGAGCCGCTGACGCTGACGTGCATCGTCGTCGAGCTGTTCGGGCTGAGCGGGTTCGTGTCGAAACTGTAGGTAATTCCGGAGATGGCCGGAGCCGCGCTGAGCGCGACGGGAGACGAGAACCCATTGCTCGCGCCGATCGAGACCGTGAACGAGAGATTATCGCCGAGGTTCGCCGTGGCAGAACTGGGGGAAACCGTGATCGAGAAGTCAGCCGAGGAGCCGCCCGAGGCGAGCTGTGCGGTTTCTCTGGGAAGACAGGTTCCTTCGACGACGCCGACGAGCTTTCCCCATCGAGCCGGAACGGTCGCCGCGCCCGAGCGGTTAGAAACGTCCCCGGTCGTCAGTTCAAGCTCGGTGCGGTAGGTGTGCTCCCCTTGGGGCGGGACGGTGAAGTCGCTCGCGCTGAGGTAGACGCGCACGTCGTAGCCGATGTCGTCCTTGCTCCAGAATCCGTCGTTCTTCTGGAGCGTGTCGAAGACGATCTGGGATCCCGGTCCGCTGATTGAGGCGACCTTCTGCTTCGGACTGACGCTCATGTCGAAGACTTCGAGCAGGAACAGCGTCACGTCGGCGGACTGGAGCGGGATCCGGTTCGGACCCGTGACGCGGAACAGCATCATTCCGGGGTCGGTGCCCTGCCAGAAGTCTTGGCGGAACGTGCGGGGGGCGGGCATCTACTGGAACCCCTGGAAGGCTTCAAAGCCGCCCATCTCGGTCTGTCCTGCTTCGATGCCGCCGCTCACGCCCTCAAAGCCCTCCACGCCTGATATCGCCACGTCTCCAGATTCCTTGACAGGAACCGTGCTTGGAGGCGGAGGAGGAAGCTGTGCGACGTACAGCGCCTCCAGAGAGGACTGGGAGACTCGGTTCTCGTGTGTGACCGGCGGGGGGAACAGCGTCTCCAGGACGCTCTGAGAAACGATGTTGCAGAGATTCCGGTAGAGAGCCTCCACCACGGACTGCGAAACGAGATTCGTTCCGGGTGCTGCCGGGGTCCGGACGACGGACTCCAAGACGGATTGGCTGACGCGGTTGTCGTCGAGGATCGGGATGTAGAGCGTCTCGACAACCGACTGACTGACGCGATTCTGGAGAACTGTCGCCTTGTTCTTTTCCAGATCCTCCAGAACGGATTGAGAAGCCCGAGTCTGATTGATTGGGGTGACGTTGTTTCGGGCGGGGGTGTCATAGAGTGCTTCAAGGGCGCTCTGACTTGCTCTGTTTTCGCTCACGAGAGCGCACGTTGTCTCACGCCTGCGGAGAGGTCGTTAGCGAGCGCCACGCTCCAGTTTGCCGAAGTTAGCGGGTTCTGGACAGCGGGCTGGCGATAGATCCCGTAGCTGGAAGATGAGAGTCCCGGGGCCGCGATGTCGGCCGCGTGCGCGATCGTCGTCTCGACGGACTTCTGCGAGAGAAACAGATTGATGTTTCCCGTCGCCGCGCCGGGAGAACAGCGGGCCTCCACGCAATGCTGGATCATGTGGACCGCGCTGGCGTTTGCCGGAAGCGAGCCGAATTGCCACGAGGCGAAGTCAACGGTGGTCGAAGCGGGGACGACAGCATTTCGGACGTAGCTGTTCACCGTGCCCGCACCTGGACCGTCACCGTTGGCAAGGGCTTCCGTGATGTACTCGATTCCTGGGCTGACGAAGTTCGCGTTAGAGTCGCCGTTGCGCCAGTTGGAGTTGAGCAGCCCCGTGAGTCCTCCGGTCGGCTGCGTAGCTCCAGGCGCGTCGTAGTATCCGTTCGACGTGGCATAGCGGACGTTCTTGGCGAGCGTGCCCGCGAACGGACGACCTGTCGGATAGGTTCCTCCGATGTCCGTCCAGAGCGCCGTGTCGCGCATGAACCAGAGATGAGAGAGCGAGAAGGCGTCGTCCGTCGTGATGACGTTCCGGAAGCTGATCCGATCGGGAGCCGCCGCGCCGCCAGGAACGACCGTCGTGGCGATCGTGCCGGCCGGGCTCACCGAGAAGTTGCTCGTGGTCAGCGAGACGACCCGGGTCCCGTTGACCAGAACCTCGACGTTCGAGTGCGTCGTATCGATCCAGAAGAAGCCAATCTCGATGGTCGTCCAGGCCGACGTGAGCTGGACTACGGAGTCCGTGACGACGACCGAGCCGTCCGCTTTGCGCCACTGGAGGAAGCCGCTCGAACTCCAGCCGAGCGAAACAAGCCGCGAAGCACCGGAGCTGAGACGGAAGATTTCGGCTTGCCCGAGACTGACCTGAGTGGGCTTGATCCGAATGCCCATCGTCCAGCCGGTTTTCGTGCTCGGAAGGACATGCTCCAGAAGGCCGGTTCCCGAGAAGACGGCGACGTTGCCGCCTTCGGCTGCGTCATTCGTCAGCGCGATTCCGGTAGCGGTGGCCCCGATCCACTTTTCGTTGATGCGGGCGAGCGGATAGTGGAGGAAGGTGTCGAGGAACGAGAGGTCGTAGAGCGCGCTTCCGTAAGCCATGAAGGCACGGATAGCGATTCACGGGTGCAAGCGCAAGGGGTTATGTCCCTCGCCAGTGAAAGACCCTAGACCGGGCGGAGCGTGTGCGGGCCTTCCTGGACGATCTCGGGCTCCTTGCCGTTCATCTGCGGCCCATTGACGGCGCGCATCATCCCAGCCACTTCCCCCTGGACGAACAGCGAGAGCGCCGACGCAAGTAGGTTCATGCCAAGGGCTTGCGGCGGAAGGTTGTAGCCGAGGGCTTGGCCGATCACTTCCTTGATCGCGCCGTCAAAGGCCCGCATGGCTACGGTTTTGTTCTTCTCCCCGAGCAGCGGAACCTGGGGAGCTTCGAGCGAGATCGGATCGGACATGATTCTCCTAGGGGGCGGGCGGGGTGACGAGGGCGGACAGGGAGGCGTTGATGCCTTGGAGGCCGGTGAGGATCTCTTGAGCGCCAGCGGGCGGGATGTCGTTCCCGATCTGGGCGGCAAGGGTCTGGATCGTGGCGTTGGCTTGGGTGACTTGGGCGCGGATGTCGTCGAGGATCATGGCGGTAAGGACTCCGAAAACGAAGAAGGAGATGAGGCCGATAACGGCGAGGAAGATCAACACGGCCCCTCCGTAGCAAGCCCTGGCGGGCTCCGCAAGCGCCAAACGATCGACTCCCGCCGTGCATCGGTGAGTCGCCGTCGCCCACTGTCCTCGACGACGCCGGATTCCACCAGCTCGCAGCGGCGCGTTCGAACCCCGGACGGCGTTCCGCTCCAGCCGCGCTTGATGAAGCCGTCGAGGATCTCCTCATCCGTCAGCTCTGCCGAGATGAGGATGCGGACGATCTTGGCGCGGATCGTGGTCTGATTCGTGACGCTCGCGGCTGCGAAATGGGAGGTCTCGGGATCCGTGGATCGAGCCCGAGCCGCGTCGAACATCGTCGGCTCATCGACCTCCTCGGGGGGATGGCGCTTCATGGCTAGGCGCTCCAGAAGTCCCGCATGATCTCTTCCTCCGCGCCGTGCGGAAGAAGCTCGACGCACGTAGCCAGGGCCGGATCTGTCCATACTTTCTTCTCATCGCCGCACCTCTCGTTCGCCAGGCTGCGCGCGCGCTCCTCCGTCTCTGCACGAATCACGAATCCGAATGCCTTGTCATACCAGGGGTCCCACGGACCCCACTCGGAGCGTCCCGGCGAAGCGTTCGGTCGAAGCGTCCATAGCTTCATCGGGTTCTTCTCGCTCATGTGGTCGCCTCCAGCGCCGCCCAGTACGCGGCGAAGCCCTGTTGGTCGCCCGTGTGGGAGCGCATCTGGGTCAGCTTCGCGCCGATCCGCGCGGCGGGCAAGTCCACGCCGAGGCCGGAGGTGAGCATTCGTTGTGTTACCTCGTCGTGGCCTAAGCCTCCAGCGGCAGCGTTTGTTTCCAACGCCGACTGCGCGCCGTGGCCGAGCACCGCGAGGACGCCTTCTTGGAAGCCGCCTCCGCTCGTGCTTGCCGTGGTGAGCTGCGGCACCTCGCCCTGCGGCCCCTGGGTGAAGATCCACTTCGGAGGCCCGAAGCTCCCCGGCCCGTCCGGGCGCTCCTGTAGAGGCATCCCGCGCGCGTTGAGCACGTAGGAGCGCCAGCGGTCAATCATGGCGAGCACGTCGCTCTCGCGCCATCCTGCGGCCCTGGAGAGCGTCCAGGCTCCGTGGTGGATGTAGGCCGAGTGAAAGTGCTGGGTCCCAAGCCAGCCGGCCGGGATGTAGGGCGTGTGCGCCTCCCTCTGCGGGATGCCGAACTTGTCGCACATGCCCAGGTAGGTATCGATCGCCTTCTGCGCCCAGGTCTTCGGCGCGTTCGCCCAGGCTCCGAGCGTCATCATCCACCCGAACGATCGCAGCACGGGTGCTCCGTGCGGGCCGTTCAGCGCGACGAAGTAGGAGAGCGCGGAGAGTGACGGCGGGACGTAGGATCCGTCCGATGCGTGCGTTTTGTCGTCGGCGCGGTCGCCGAACCAGAGCGTGCGGTGGTACTCGAAGAGGGCTGTGAGATCATCAAGAGCCATTGGATCGTTGGCCCATCCCACAAGCGCGCACGCGCGCCGCATAGCCCGCACGACGTGTTCTGAATTGTCAGGCTGATATCCCTCAAGCGCCGCTTGGTACGGCGAGGATCCTTGGTTCGCGTTCGCATAGAAGAATTGTCCGTAGGTGCCTTGGAGGAATGCGGGGAGTTCGAGTTTTGAGCCGACGAGCTGGCCGTGCGCGAGGTAGTTGTTTGCCCAGTCCGTGCAGGTGATCTGCGCGCCCGTGTCGATGTCGTAGGCGGCTACGGGGTTGCGATCCATCGCGCACTCGTGCGCCATCGAGGCGAAGTCGAGTTCCTCGGTGGTCTGGCTCCAGCCGAAGGCAAGGTCGATGCCGTAGCCTGCGGGCGCTCCAGCTTCGGGGTAGCCATCCGGCATCCACGGGCCGAGGGCGTCCGTGCGGAGGTCGATCGCGGGCGCGGGGCCGTTCGTGCCCCACGGGTAGAGCGTGAGCTTCGTTCCGGCTTCGAGGGCTCCGTGGAGCTGGAGGTTCATCGTCTCGAATGCCTGCGCGTAGTGCGTCCGATCCACGGGCGGCAGAGCTTCACGCGCGGGGCCAAACGCCGGAGCCGGGGAAGGGATCGACACATCGCCATAGTCCCATCCGCGCACGGCCTGGCCGCCGTGGATCGTGTAGCGCCGCTCCAGGATCGCGCGCGGCGGGAAGCAATGGAGTCCGTCCGACACGACGCGGATCGTCACCCCGTCCACCTGGAGCGTCAGGCTGGAGTAGTAGAGCCGGCCCTTGAAGCCGGTTCCGTCGCTCCGTGTGCAGCCGTTGGAGAAGCGGACGCCGAGCTGGGTGTCGCCGTTGGGGAGGGAACGGAAATAGACGTGGACGCCGAGCCCGACGACGCCCTCGTCGATGACGCACCACTTCCTCTGCCACTCGGGGCCAATGGCTGCGGTGAGCGTGTAGGCGTGACTATGCCCGTCCTGAGTCATCAGCGCGAAAGTTACGGTGCTCATGTTTTCTCCTGAGTAGGGAAGGCGTCTTCGAGTGCCTGGAAACGCTCGCTCCATTCGATGCGTTTATCTATGGCGACGCGGCGCGACATCGCCACAAGATCGGCAGCCTCGATGGCGAGCTTTCCCAGCGCGATCAGCATGGGCAAGGAGTTGCGGGCGGCGGCGATGAGGGCGGCGTCGGCGTCTGATATTTCACCGTCGATGTTCCCGGCGATGTGTCCGGTCCCCTCGGCTATGACTACCGGCCAGTCCGCGCGCCCGAGGAAGTAGCGATGTAGCCATGGCCCAGGCGTCGCCGCCTTCTCCATCCTCTCCAGCGCCTCCAGCGCCGCCGTCAGGTCAGAGGGGGGCATGGGGAGCCTTTCGGGCGCGCGTCGCCTTCGCTGTCTTCGCGTGCAAATCTCGGTCGTAGCGCAGGTGGCATCGCTGGCACATCGCCTTGAGCCTTTCGAGGTCGCGGCACGTCTCGGGATCGTGGTCGAGGTGCGCGACGGTCAGCACAACCTTGCCCTTCGCCCACTTCGCTGGCTTGGTGTTCAGTTCCTCGCAACGGCGCTCATAATGCAGGCCGCACTCGCCGACGCATTCGCAGCGATGTTCGGCGCGGGCGCGCACGGCACGCCCCATCGCCTCCCAGTTCATGGGATAGCGGCTGCGCTTCATCGGCACGGCTTCTCGCCCCCCTTGACGGACGCGGCGGCTCGGCGCTTCTTGCGCTGTCGCTCGGTGTACTTTTCTGCTCGGCGCACGCGCATCAAGACGCGATGCGTCGTCCTCGGCAACTCTTTGTATTTGAACATGCCGTCCGCGCGCACCTTGGTCGTCTTGATCGCCTTGAACTGGATCTCGTGGACGAGGGCGCAGTCGCAGCATTCCATCATGTAGCGGTACGGGTTCGGCGGGATCCATGCCGAGAACCCGCGCGGCCCGGCGGTTGGCTGGATCTTGAACTTGTGGCGCTTCACTCGCCCCCCTTGACGGACGCGGCGAGCGCGTCGAAGTCCCCCGCCGCCGTCGGATCGGAGGGACTCACGGCACGTTCTCCTCTTGATTCCATGGGACGCGCGTTATCTCGTGCATCACCAGGCCAAAGTGGCTCAACGCGCTCCTGGCCTTCTCGAAATGTTGCGCGGTCCAGACGAATTCGATACGACCTTTGAGGTTCTCGAAGCACTCGAAGACCTCGCGCTCTATCTTGCGCCCCTCGACCGGCCAAACTGAGAAGCCGTAGACCCATCGGGCAACGCACGGCGGCTGCTCAGATGTGTCGGGATCGGAAGGGATCACGGGGTGGGCTCCTTGACCGTGAACGCGATGTCGGCAGGGCCGGGCTTACTCTCGGGCATCGGGGGTCTCCTTCTTCGCGTCCCAATATGCAATCCGCTCCGCCTCAGCTAGAGCCATAGCCGCGCGCCGGAGCTGATCCCACGGTCCGAAATCCTTGGCCGTCGAATCATAGTGGTAGACAGTCGCCCATCCACGGGCCTGCTCGATCACCTCGTCGCGCAGGTCTTCGATCTCCGCGCCGGCCCGCGTGTACGTTGCCGCGAAGATGTCCGGTTTGCACGGGTAGAACTCGCCATTGACGCCCCGGATGATCCAGTCGCCTACATCCGCACGCATCACCCCTTCGAGCGTGCTGATCGCAATCGATCCATCTTCATTCTGCGCCATCGGCGGCGACTCCCCAGGCTGGAACACGAGTCGCTGTCCGGCCATCGATTGAAGCCACTCGACGATCGGCCTCCATGATCCGTTATTGCGTTCGGCCTCGATCACGACGGGCTTCTTCCTGAACTTCGCCATCACGTCCCCTCCATCATCCGCGCGAGCACAGCGCGAGCACAGTCTGGATACACCGCTGGATCTAGGAATAGCGCTTTCTCCAGCGCCGCGTCGCACTCCCTGATCGTCTGGAGGCGGATGGCGGCGGCTTCCTCGGAGCGTGTCTTGGAGAACACTTCGAGCACGTCCTGCGCGGTTACACCAGGCTTCGCGGCGGCGGGCGGGCGTTCGAGGGCGGAGAGGCGCTTCAGCACGTCGAGCCATCCGTCGTCTACGGTGCGCTGCCGCTCATCGATCGCGTCGAGTCGCTTGTTCACTTCATAGCTGCGGCTTTCGAGGCGGGCGAGTTGGTCCGTCCCCGCCCCCGGCTCTGGCGGAGAGGGGATGGCGTCGAGGGCGTCGATCGCCGTTCGCAGCGCGTTTCCGGGACCGATGAAGTTGGGATTGCAGTCTTCGACGCGGCTCCAAGCGTTGCGCTTCACGAGTTCTCTTGCGGCGTCCAGCACCGCGCGCTCCGCGAGCTGTCGGTCAGGAGAGGTCACGTCGTCTTCCTCCCTTTCTTCTTCCTCGTGATCTCGCGCCACGCGGAGGCGGGGACGATGACCACCTTGATCGCGCGACCGTTACTGGGATTATTGGAGTCCCATAGAGCACCCGCCTCGTGGATGTGCGCGCTGTTCTTCATCCGCCACTCATGGGGTTCGAGGCTTGAGCGATAACACCACGCCCATCCCACGCCGTAGTCCTTCGGGTCGATCGAGAGCTTACGGGGCATCGGGGGGCTCCTGCTCGGCCTTGTCGAACGCGGCGGATATCTGTGCGAAGCCAGCCGTGATGCGCGCGATCCGCTTCTCGTCACACGCTCGACAGAAGAACGGACTCCAGCCACCGGGGCGGTGATCCTTCTTCGTCTGCGCGGGCGCACCGCATTCGTAGCACTTCTTCTCAGCCATCGGGGGTCTCCTTCTGTTCTCCGCGCAGGGTTGACATTCCGCACCATTCACACGTTCCAGATTCATCGAAGTCGTGGCAGCACGTCGCGCGGATCCAACTCGTAGCCTCCGCCAGCTTCGCCCGCGCCTCCGCCAGATCCTTGCGGAGAGCGGCGATCGAGTTCCATTCCGCGACAGCGTGCGCGTAACTGTCCTCAAAGGGACCGGCAGACCCGCACTCGCACTCCACTCGCTGCTCAGTCTCGCGGCGCGTGAATCCGATCACGATGGATTCGCCCACGTTTGAACGGCACCACGGGCACGGCAGTATCTCCATCGCGCTCGTCTCCGGCGGCGGGGCGGGACTATTCATGCTTTCTCCTCAGCCAGAACCTCGGTCAGTCGTTGGTGGTGCAATCCGGCCATCTCAGGAGCGGCATAGGAAATCGAGACGGCGATACTTCTAGCGGCGGCGACCTGTCCTCGAAGTCGCTCGTTCTCCGCGATCACGGAGAGATAGGCCCGCCCCAACTGCGCGGCTTCGATGTCCATTCCGCTGTACGCGGTCGGGTGCCTTGAGGCCAGCTCGGAGATGAACTCCTCCGCGATTCGTTTCGCGTCGTCGTGCGTCACGGGGGCACCGGGCCTTTCGAGGAGCGGGAGCGGATCGCCGCAGCGCCCTTGATCGTCGCGTCGTCATGGCCTTCGACGTACCAACACCGCGCGAGCAGCTTGGTCTGGTTATCCACTTCTTGTCGGTAGAACTTCGGCTGATCTTGCGGCGGATCGCTCGCGTCCATGACCTTCGCGCACGCCTCTCTCTCCTCGGCTGCCCCGGCATTGAAGATCATCTCTAGGGTGCTTGGGTCCTCCAGAACCATCGCCACGGCCGAGTCGGGATCCAAGTCGCGGGCGATAAGCCATCGCTCGAAATCAGATTCGACGGCTA